TGAGTGGAAGCTGTGGGGCGGGCGGGGGGAGCCCGCGCCGCCGCCCCGGAAGGCGAACGCGTGAGCTACACATACATGGAACTGGACGACAACGGCAACATCACCAGCCAGAACAACAGGGCCTCCTTCGTGGCTCTGGATGAGGATCTTCTGGCCGCTATCAAAACCTTGAAAGACGCTGTAAATGCGCGGCTGTGACACATAAGGGGGTGCAGACTACGACCGATACAAAACGCATCAAAGAGTGCAGACGCAAGATTATTGCTGCCCTGAATGATGCCAAGATCCCGTACGCGGTATCTGAGCTGATTTTAGAGAGCGTGCTGTCTGCTGTACGTGAAAATATGGCTGCAGAGGAAATGGCAGCGGAGAACCAGCCGAGCCAGGAGAAAAACGAATGAAACAGGGAACGCAATTCGTGCTGCCCGTGGAAATCGGGATGGATCTGGATGATGTGAGCCGGATCGAATTTGTGTTCAAGCAGAAGAGCTGCAAAGGCTTCCCGGCCATTAAATCCAACGTCTGGCCGGATGACTGCACCCGGCAGGAAGGACAGAACATCATCCTTATCCCCTGGACGCGGGAAGAAACGTACAAATTCCTGGGCGGCGAAGCATTGTACATGGACACCCGCATCACGTTGCGGGACAGCACTGACCAGCCGCAGACGGAGATTTTGACGCTCAAAATGAGCCCGACCTTATTCCAGGAGGTTGATGGTGCATGATCCAGGTGCGAGTGGCCCAACAGAGCGCCGTATCGGTGCGCATTGCCGGGGCGGCATCCGTGCGGGTGGACGTGACCGGCACCGCAGTGGTGGGTGCGCCGGAGTATAGCGGGCCGTATGACATCACACCGTTGTTCTCGGCGCAGACCCTGCCCACCGCAAAGCGGCTGATGCAGCAGGACGTAACAATCCGCAAGATACCGCAGTATGAGGTATCCAACGATTCAAGCGGCTACACACTGATTATAGGAGATGAATACTACAATGCCCAATAAATACGTGAATAAGGTGGTTATCGGCAAGGAAACGAAGCTGGACCTTACCGCAGACACCGTAACCCCGGACAAGCTGGCCAAAGGAATCACGGCGCACGACAAGTCCGGTGCCCCCATTACCGGCACCAGCACCAAAGACGCGGATACCGGCGATGCCACCGCAGCCGTAGCGGAGGTTTTGACCGGAAAAACGTTCTACGCGCGTGGTGCCAAAATGACCGGCACAATGCCGAACAATGGCGAGGTACACGGCGAGATTGCCACCGTTGCTGGGAAGTATACAATTCCCATGGGCTTCCACGACGGCGCTGGCGGAGTGACTATCGCGGCGACCGAACAAGCCAAGCTGGTGCCTGCCAACATCCGTGAAGGCGTTACTGTTCTTGGCGTGGTTGGCAGCATGAGCGGCAGTGAGGGCATGAAGCCGCAGGCTAAGAGCGTTACGCCGTCTTTCGAGCAGCAGGTTGTGCTGCCGGACAGCGAATACAACTGCCTGTCCCAGGTTACGGTGGCGGCTATCCCGGCCACATACGTTGATAATGCGGCTGGCGGCCAGACGTTGACGATTGGGGGCTGAGCATGGCCGTAAACAAGGTGGTTATCAATGATAAGATCGCCCTTGATCTGACCGGCGACACCGTGACCCCCAGCGATCTGGTGGAGGGTGTAACTGCGCACGATGCCACCGGCATGCAGATCACTGGCACTCGCCCCGCCACAAGCGGCACGGATACCAGCGATGCAACGGCGACAGCGAAAGATATTGCTAGGGGCAAAACGGCGTATGTGCAGGGGGCCAAAATCACGGGCGATCTGTACGAGACTGCAAAAGGGGAAACAAAAACCTATTTTACTTGGGGCTCTGAATATGTCACGTTGAAACGTGACGACAAAAGGGATTTAATCAACATAAAAATGCCCTGGATTGGCAACGACCAAATCATGCGGACCGATAGCTACATAGAGCTTGGAGCCGATGTTACTCTTTTTGGCGACGCTACCGCTGCGGATGTTGCAAAAGGCAAAACATTTACAAGTACAGCTGGGTTAAAAGTTACCGGTACTGCGGAGCCTGCCGAAAGCGATAACAACGTTGAGGCATACGCCGTCACGACCACCAGCCCCAGCGTGAATTTTAAGCGCACTGACGGGGCAATCAAGATCTGGGGCTACGGCACCATGACCAGTTCCGGTGGCTGGGGCCAGCAGACTACGAGCCTGGTCGCGTTTGAGGGCGACAAGTACCACAAGGGCGCCATATACGGCGGCCCAAGCAGTACCAGTTTGAGTCTAAGCATCAGCAACGGAAAACTGACTGGCCTGCCGAGTGGACTGACGGCGATCAGCGCGATTGTAACGAGAGGTATATGATATGAGACTGGAAAATGAAGACGTCCTGCTTCACTGGCCGCTGGCCCAGCACATTATCACCGCAGGCTGGCTCTACAATGATGGCAGCCTGCACCGGGCGCTGGATTTCCGCGCCGCCGTCGGCACGCCAGTATACGCCGCAGAGGCCGGCACGGTGGAGACGGCCTACCGCTGGAACGGCAAGCGCACCCAGGGGGACATCAACAGCTATGGCAACATGGTCAAGCTGCGCCATGCAACCTACAAGTACGGCACGTTGGAAACGCTGTACGCCCATCTGAGCAAGCTCTGCGTGGCGCAGGGGCAGCAGGTACAGGAAGGCCAGCTGATCGGTTACAGCGGCGATACCGGCAACTGCTACGGCGCACACCTGCACTTTGAAGTACGGTGGAAGGGCAGCCACACCAACCCACTGAACTGGCTGGACAACGATTTTAGCACGGCCAGCAGCGCGGTCGAGCTGGGCAGTTACAGCAGCATACAACACGCAAAGGAAGTGAAGCGTATGTATTACGCAATCGACGTATCGAAGCATCAGGGCAAATTCAATTGGCAGGCGGCGCATGACAAGGGCATCCGCCACGCCATGCTGCGCGCCGGGTATGGCCGTTACAGCAGTCAGGTTGACCCGCAGTTTGAGCGCAACGCAGCTGAGTGTGCCCGCCTGGGCATCCAGTACGGCGTGTACTGGTACAGCTACGCCAGCACCCCGGCGGAAGCCCGCCAGGAGGCCCGCTGCTGCCTGGCCGCGATCAAGGGCAAGCATCTGTGCCTGCCGGTGGCGTATGATATCGAGTACGAGCCGTGCATCCTGCGCCTGACCAACGCGCAGCGCACGGCACTTGTACAGGCCTTTTTGTCGGAGATTGAGGCCGCAGGGTATTACGGCATCCTGTATGCTAGCTGCGATTTTATCCGCAATCGGTTGGACCACAAGTTCCTGTCCAAATATGATATTTGGGTAGCGCAGTACAGCAGCAAGTGCACCTGCCCCCTGCCGTATGGCATCTGGCAGTACAGCAGCCGCAACGCGCTGGGCATCCCCGGCTACGGCACCAGCCTGGACTGCAACCGGGTCTATAAGGACTATGAGCAGCTGATGATCCAGGCGGGCCTGCAGGGCCACACCGCGTCCACCCCGGAGGATACCACCCCCAACAAGCTGGACAAGCAGCGGATCACCATTGGCCGTATCTCCAGCGGCGACCGCGCAACCATCCGCGCCCTGTGCGAGGGGCTGGGGCTGATTGCAGCGGGCCTGTACCGCGAAACCTGTGCGGATGGCAACCAGTGGGTGCTGGACATTGGGCCGGTATCCAGCGGCGATGCCTGGTACATTATGCGCAAGTGTGCAGAGCTGCAACTGATTGATGCAGGGCTGTACAAGGCCGAATATGTGGAGGAGTGATTTGGTGGATGCTATTGTTGTTGCGCTGATTACTGGCGGGTTGAGCCTTATCGGCGTTATTATTACCAATCTTGCCGGGCAGCGGCGCACAGAACAGCGCATGGCCACCGCACAGGCAGTAACCGACACTAAGCTGGAAGAACTGACCCGCGAGGTCCGCGCACACAACAACTTTGCCCAGCGGGTCCCCGTACTTGAAGAGCAGATGCGCGTGGCAAACCACCGCATCACCGACCTCGAGAACAGGACCGCCTGAACACGAATACATAGGAGGAAAAAATCATGGATTTTGCATCTTTTGGCATCGCATCCGTTGCCTGCATCACCGTTATCTGCTACCTTGCCGCAACGGCTGTCAAGCAGACCCCGCTGGCTAACAAATGGCTGCCGTCCATCTGCGGCGCCCTTGGCGGCCTACTGGGCCTTGCCGCCATGTACATCAACGTGCCGGACTTCCCGGCCGCCGATCCCCTGACCGCCCTGGGCGTGGGCATTGTTTCCGGTCTTGCGGCTACCGGTGCGGATCAGGTTATCAAACAGATCGGAAAAGCCAACTGACCAGCAAGTTACCAGCAAATTAAATAATCCATAATTAAAGCGGCGGGCTTTCCCTCTTTTCAGGGATTGCCCGTCGCTTATTTTTTATGCCTTATTTTCAGGCATTTTCCTTTACTTTTAAGTATTGTAGGACTATAATAAAATGTAATTCATATGAAAGAAGGAGTTTGAACGATGGTATTAACCGACAGAGAGCTCCGTACACTGAATCAGGAACTCACAGCACAAAATAAGCCTCTTATTTCTGATGCTAAGAGCGATCAGTTTTTCTCCATTGGCTACGACTTGACTACTTCTGGTTTCTATGTAGGTCAGGAAGCTGAAAAGTCAAATATTTCTCTGGCTCCTAACGATTCAGTTTTTGTTAAGTCAAAAGAAGTAATCGACCTCCCCAGCGATGTAATGGCATATGTTTCTTTGCGAAACAGCCGTATTCGTCAAGGACTAAGTTTGACCGCTCCGATTTATCAACCAGGGCATAAAACTAACATTTATTTCCGAATCACAAACGTCTCAAAACAAGCTATTAAGCTTGATTGCACTAAGGGCATTGCTTCTATTCTTTTTGTAAAGTTAGATTTGCCCGTTGACAAACCTTATGCTGGAGGTTTTCAGTCCGAGTTTGACTATCGCGGACTGGGCGATTATACTTCAACCCTATCCAAAGATATGGTTGATATCGAAAAGAAAGTTGAAAACGTTAAGGACATAGAAAAAAATATGTATGGCAACGTTCTTGCCATTATGGGAATTTTCGTTGCCATTTTTAGCCTTATCAATGTCAATGTATCGCTTGCCACTGCAGAAAATGTTACAATGAAAATGTTGCTTACAATGAACTTTTCTACTGTAACATCTATTGGTTTCCTGATTGCATTGATCCGTACCTTTTACCCAAACGGAAAGCATAAATGCGCACTTTGGATTGCATGTGCTGTTGCTTTTGTTGCAACAGTTGTACTACAATTTATTCTTTAATTTATGCATAAAAAGAGCCG